AAAACGGTATTTTTGAAATTGAAATAAATTATGATTATAGGCACCCATCTAATTTCTGCCTTAACAGAAATAATTGTCATGCAGAGTTTAGGGTTGCATTGTAATTAATCTTACTTAGCAGTGCCGGGGCGATAACTTCAAACCGTGCACTGTTTTTTTTGTTTATTTCGTAATAATAACATAAATTTGGTGGTAATTATATCTTATAGATGGCAACACAAAAAGGATTAACTCAAAAACAAAAAAAATTCTGTCGAGAATATATTTATGATTGGAACGCAACGCGTTCATATTTAGCCGCTTATCCAAATACAAAAAATTCTAATGTTGCAAGTGTATTGGCAGTTAGGATGTTAGGAAATGATAAGGTCAAAGAATACATAAGCGAAATACAAAAAGACTTGGAAAAACTTGCAGGTATTAGCAGGATGAAGGTCATTTCAGAACATATGAAAATGGCCTTTTCTTCAATAGCACATCTTCATAATACTTGGATTGAAAGAAAAGAGTTTGAATCATTGACTGATGAGCAAAAGGATTGCATATCCGAAATTGATACTAAGATCAGAACAGAATATGAATACGATCCAGAAAACCCAAAAGAGAAAAAACCTATACAGGTAGAATATGTCAAGATAAAACTGTTTGATAAACAAAAGGCATTAGATTCTATTTCTAAAATGCTTGGATATGATGCGCCGGGTAAATTGGAACTCACCGGCAAGGATGGAAAAGATTTAATGCCAATTACAGGAATAACATTTGATAAAGAATGATTTTCATTGATAAAAACGGCAAATTAAATCTATCATTGCTACATGAGAATCAGCAACGATTTATTAAATCTAAATATCTTCATACTGGAATAGTTGGAGGTTACCAATCAGGCAAGTCAACGGCTGCTGCAGTAAAGGCAATAACACATTTGTTGAGATTTCCACAGGTTCCAATAGCTTATTATCTTCCGACATATCGATTATTTGATGATATGTTAATACCTAAATTAGATAATTTATTCAGCGAAATAAATATTTCATATTCTCATCAAAAACAAACATCAAAAATAATAACTCCTTATGGTGAGATATGGATGCGCTCGATGGATAATCCTGATAGTATAGTTTCTTATTCTGTAGGTTATTCAATAGTCGATGAGGTTGATGTTGTTCATCCAAATATAAGAGATGGTGCAATGAAGCGCATTGCAAGCCGCAATTCATTTAAAAAGTCTGTTGCAAATCAAATAGACTTTGTAAGCACTCCCGAGGGATTCGCTTATATGTATAATTTCTTTGAGAAAAATAACAATGAAAATAAACTATTGCTTAGGCTGAAAACAAATGATAACGAAAATAACTTAGCAGACGGTTACATCCAGGGATTGCGAGAGCAATACACAGAAGAACAATTAAAAGCATATTTAAATGGTGAATTTGTTAACCTCACATCAGGAACAGTATATTACAAGTTTGATCGTAAGGTAAACCATATTAATAAAATAGTCGGTGAAAATGATACACTTCATATTGGGATGGATTTTAATGTGGGAAACATGTCAGCTGTCATCCATATTGTGGAAAATAAACCTATTGCAGTTGCAGAATTAGTAAAGGTTTTTGACACAGAGCAAATGTGCAGTATTCTTAAAAAGAAATATCCAACTAATCATATCATAGTTTATCCTGATGCAAGTGGATCTCAAAGAAATACAGCAACGACAAAAACAGATATAAGCATAATTAAGCAGGCTGGTTTTTCTGTGCGTGCAAAAGATTCAAATCCTCCAGTAAATGATAGAATAAAAAATATGAACAGGATGTTTTGTAACGGGAAAAACGAAACAGGATATATGGTAAATACGCATTGTTGTCCTGAATACACTGAAGCATTAGAGCGAATGGCTTATGATAAAAATGGTAATCCAGATAAAACAAGCGGTTTCGACCACATAACAGATGCAGCAGGTTATTTTATATATTATGAATATCCACTAAGATCATCAGGTACACAGACATGGAGATAATAATACCAATAGAGCAATTAACATTAAAGCAAATAGTCAAACATCAGGATAGGTATTCATCGCTGATTGATGGTCTTGCAAATTTACCATGTCCAGGAAAAATAAGAATAGGATTAAAATATTTTCATGTTCCACAAGACATAAATGAATTGACTGAAACAATCTGTTTCGGCCAACGCCTTTTCTTGGCCGAGAAGACACACGATGATCTTGAGACAATCATACATACTATAATCGGATATTATTATCCTTATATATTCAAAGGCTGGGATAGGGACAAAACAAATAAAGTATTACCGAAAATATATAATTGCAATGCAGTTGAGTTGTTCCCGGCCGGATATCAGATACTTAAATTAACCGGTGAACTTATCGAACGCGAAAAGAAATTACTCTATCGAAAAATAAAGTCAGAAGAAATACAGGCAGGTATTGACAAATTGAATAAATATTCCGATCTTGCATCTATTGATTTTCTCAGAGAAAAGAAACATTTGATAAACGATAACGAAATTATGTTACTGCCATATTCTGAATGTCTGGTTCGATTTATGAAAGAGAAGGAAGAGCAAGAATATGCAGAACGATTAAGAGAAGTGTATGAAGCTAAATCAAAGATCAAATGATAACAACAATCCTTAAGACAGCAGCAACGGCAGCCGGATGTGATCAGGTGGTTTACGAAAGCGATAAGCTGGCTAATCTTATTACCGATCAGTCATTACAGGGTAATATATTCTGTCTTATTCTGCAGGCGAATAGTTTGAGGTTGAATGCTATTAGTAATGGGATAAGAGAACGCTATCCGTCTATTCAGGTTGAGATAATGCAGCAGGTAGAACTTGAAAACACTGCTGAGAATAATGAGGCTGTTTTTGAGAATCTTAAAGAGATATGCAAGGCATTTGTTTGGCAGGTCATCGAATCTGAAAGCTTTCAAAAAATAGGAGAAGTGCCTTGTGAAAAAATACTAGAAAACAAATATGATGCTAATATGTTAGGCTGGTCTATGACATTTGATTTGACTTATATACAAAATACTAATCAATGCTAAAATGAAAAAAGACAGAACCATTTTGATAATCGTTATACCTGCAATGTTTTTATTGTTTTTGATAGGATTAGCAATATTTCACGCATGTATGGAATTGATTTAAAGCCAGAACTTGAAGAGTTTGTAAAAATCATATCATCAAAAAATATGTATTCGGGGAATACTATTCCTGAATCAGTAATGAAGTTATTTGAAATAGAAATACGAGAAGATGGCGGAGGAGTTCTGGTCCCTTATTGGATTCCTGTTTTACAAAAAGGCCGTGGGCCACGCGTCAATAATAAAGACTGGCAGTTATGGAAAAAGATATATGGATGGATGGAACGCAAAAATCTGTTCAAAAGTAGGACGTCTGCTGGCCGGGTAAGCGAAGCAAAATCTCTGACATGGTATATCAATAAATACGGAAACCAACATTTTAGAAGTAAGGTATTTGTTGACATATATGAGACGGCTACAAAGGAATTCATTGAGAAAATGAATAAAAAATACAGTTATGCTATTGATAAAATAACATCAGAAATATTATAATGGCAACGAATATAATTAGCGATCCTTCGCACGTCATACAGGTAAGTCCTGAGGTTGTTTCCCGGCTTGTTGCAACTGAAAGTCCTAATATATTTAAGTTGCAAAGAAAAGACTTTGCAATAGCAAGCTGTGAAGAGAGTGGAGGATTTGTTAAACTGACAACTTCAGCAGAATTTACCGGCAATCTTGGAGACTCAATATCTATCTATGATGATTATTCTAGTTCGATAATCACAGGTAAGATAACCGATATTCAAGGATCACCAGCTAATATCATAATAACAGACGTAACGTGGGTTTCTACTTACGACTTTTCTTATCTTAATGACAGAACTCTGTTTCCGGGTTATTATTTTGAAGGCAGACTGACCGTCAATTCAGTGCTGGAGACTATGACGGTTATAGCCACCCCAGACAGCAAAGGGTTGGCCGATCTTGACGTATCAGGTATATTGCGAATTAAGACCAGCTTATTAAAAACAGGCGACTATACCACGGACATAACAAAAGAAATAAGCAAGTCAGGCAAATTCACATTTGAATATAGAGGCATGTATCGAGGAGCTTCTTCTTCAACCGCGTATACATCAGAAGGAAATACTTGGTATTATGTTGAGTCTATAAGAAGCGAAGAACAGGGGTCTAATCTTTATGATTACCTGGCCACATCTGCTGGTGATGTACCGTTTTTTAATCAGTTTGATAGCCCTGTTTATTTCTTGGGGTTGCCTTTTGATTTATCTTTTTTTCTCCCTGACAATACATCGACTAATATAGTCGTAACAATCAAGAGATATAATTCTTCAAATACGTTATTAGGGACTACAACAAAAACAGTTTCAATGGGTAGTCTTGAAGGATATATTAATTCGTTGAACATAGACCCGGCAATCATTGAAAATACTGCATCATATATGACTGTTGAGATAGACGTAAGTTAATGAAGATAGGATTATTAAATAACATACTACAAAAGATTGTCATTAAAAGAAGATGTGACGGTTATTATCTTCGTTGGTATTATAACGGTTGGCATTATTGGTTTTTCTATCCCGGGCAAATATCAATGAAAACAGAGGGAGAAGATTATCGAACTATAGGGACCAGAAAGATAACGATGTCATCTGGACAAGTCTCTCGTAATCAAATTAATGCTATAAGATCAATAATGAATACTCGTGAAGTATCATTATTAACAGATGATGGCTGGATGAATATAAGGATAGAACCAGGTACAGTTAATGTATACAATCATGCAACTACTGGAAATGAATTGGAATTAACTGCTGTTGTTGGTAGTAGGGAAAATTATTATTCTCCAGTAGCGTCGATACCTACATCTAATTCAATTTTTGATAACCCACTATATAATCCTAATGCTATTGTTATTGAACATCATGCAGAAGATGGGTCATTTACTATCATTATTGAAGGAGATGGCGAAATTACGATTGATTGGGGTGATGGGACTACCGATACTTATATTCTAGTTCCAGGAGTGCCACAAACGATAACACATACATATCCCTCTCCACTTGCTGATTCTTATGTTATAACTATTGACGGAGAGGATAACATAACATCAATAATTGCAGAGAATAATAATATAACTCAGATATTATTACCTCCAACGATTGAAAATCTTGAGAATCTTGATGTATCTGATAATGAATTAACCGATCTGTATATACCGCCAACAGCCACCGATCTTACAACGATTGATATAAGCAATAATGAATTTACTGAAACCCCATATATACCGCCTACAGTTCCACTTGTTACACTTGATGAAACTGGAAACCCTCTAACAACATGCGAAATTGCAATAGGCACTCAAGTATGGATGTGCAAGAATTACGACAGTGATTATCCAAATAATAAAATATATGATAATGATTCTGCAAATCTACCTTTGTACGGCAGGTTGTATACTTATGATCAAGTAATTGCATCTGGATTTGCGCCTTACGGTTGGCACGTGCCTGATTTGTATGAATGGGAAGAACTTATTGATTATCTTGGAGGAGCTTCAGTTGCAGGTAAAAAATTAAAAACAATAGGTACTACTTATTGGGGATCTGCAGGTGGAACGGATGATTATAATTTTGGGGCAAGAGGAGGAGGAGATTATCACCCTACAAATAAGATATTTCAACTATTACAAAGTTATGGATTTTTTTGGACAAAGACAGAATATAACGGTACAAATGGACGTGCTGTATATATGTCTTCCGGAAGTGATGCAGCCACAATCTCAAATCAACTTAAGGGATTTATGTTTTCCGTAAGGCTTATTAAAGATTGGGCTACAGTTAATAAAGATTATGCAATACCAGAAATGACAATAGGTTCAACATTTATAATCAGATGATATGGAAAGTAGAACAACGTTAAAAGCATATTTTCAGACAGGGGATAAGCCTACTGAAGCGCAATTTGCATCATTAATTGATTCAGTTCCTAATTTAGTTGATGATATAGCAGGATATCAAGAGATAATTTTAAAAACAGATGTAACTGTTACGTCTTCTCCTCAAACAATAACAATATTGGGTATAGATAGTTCAAGTTTATTTTTAATCACTGAATGTTGGATGATTATACTCGAAAGAATTGGAACATCAGCAGATGGAACAAAACGAATACAAGTAGGTCATCAAGGGAATAATTTAATATTGAGTTCTGGTGTAAGCGCTGATAATGTGGGAGGAGTACCAGAAGACTTATCATCTGCTTTACAAATCATTTGTGATGAATTACCTTCAGGGATAACGTCACTAAAGATAAGAGTATTATGTCGTGGTTATAAAGTAAGTAAAACATAAATGATCTCATTGAAAAAAATATTAATATCACGTTGTATCACAGGCATATATCTTCGTTGGTGGTTTAATGGATGGCATTACTTTTGCTTCAATAATGACTATGAGATAAAGATGAAATCTGAGAGTCTTGGAACTCAGGTAACAAGATTTTTCTCTGTGATATCAAAGATTGAAAAGCCAACAAAATTAAAGTCTGAATATTCTTACAACATAGTTTTAAAAGGGATTAACGCTGATGATATTAAAGCTTTTCAAGGATTATTACTAGCCGAGAAAGTAGAACAATATGAATCTGGAGTTTGGCGTGAGGTTAAGATAACAAGAAAAGAGCATATAATAAAAGAGATAGATTCTCCGGCATATACATTATCGTTTGAAATAACAAGAAAAGAGCTTATTGACGGAGGTTCCGTGTTTCAAAAAAGTCAACATCTGTACGTTAATGATGTTGAGTGCGATCTTGATGACGATGAAATAATAGCAATTAACAAACAGGTTAATGATATTGCAGAGATGCAAGACAGACAGTCTGATTATTCTGCTGAATTCAAGATTAGAAAAACGCGTGCTATGCGTGATCTATTTGAACTATCCGGAGAGATAGGGGCAAATACAGATCTGCCTTATTCAAAAATACCGTGCCGATATGTTAATGAAGGAATAGAGGTTGTATCTACCGGCTATCTTATAATCAATAAGTCAGATTATAATTATTACTATGTTTCAATTTATTCAGGAAACCTTAATTTCTTTGATCTACTTGAAGATAAGACACTTAATGATTTGACATTACAGTCATGTAATCATACATGGAATGCCGAGACAATGGCAGCATCTCACACAACATCTCCGGCTCCTGATTATCTTTACCCTCTTTGTGAGCCTTCGGATGATGGCGGAATGAACACATTATCCGGAACAACAACCGAGTTATATGGCGGTTGGATTTGGCCATTTGTGAAATGTAAAGCTATATTTGATGAGATAATGCTTAACTCAGGGTTTACTGCACAAGGCCAATTCCTGACAAATGACGTTTTCTTGAAAATGTTTGTTCCTATTGCAAATAGGGAAGCGTCTTCATCATTGCTTTCGAAATATTTTTACTCACTTACAAACAATAATACATATAATTTCACGGCTCCTTTAACTGTATTGCCTGGCGGTACTACAATATTGGGTGATTATGAATTTAGATATTTTGGATTTTACTTAACCAGGTTTGCAGCAACCTATAAAATACGAATAAGATTAAAAATAGTAAAAAGTCAACACGTTGATCCTCCTGTTGTTTATGTTAGAGATGAATCAGTTAGTCCTTCAGATTCGTCGTTGACAGTTGTTTCTAGGTTTATTTATTTTTGGTTTGAGCACGAAGAGGTAACAGATTATTACTATGAAGGTAGTTATGATGCTGAATCTGGCATCTATCTTAAATTTATTGTTGGTCCTTGTTATGTTTATTCATACGATATTCAGATTTATGATGCTGAATCTGTGAAAATAGGATATCTATCTGAGTTTAGCGCAATTAATCCTATATCAACCTATTTATCGGATATGTCTCAAACAGATTTTATTAAGATGATCTGTAACATTTTTGCGCTTATCCCTGATGCAGATTCAAGAACTGGTGTTGTTAAGTTTTGGAATTATTCAGAACTATATGAAAATATTCCAAATGCCCGCGATTGGTCTGATTATCTTTCAGAGTCGGATGATGAAATAGAATTTCAATTTGGAGAATACGCTCAAAACAACTACATGCGTTTTACTGATTCTGATGATGTTGCTAAAGATACAGGATTAGGAAATATGCAAATCAATGATGAAACATTGGAGGATGAAAAGGACATTATTGAAATACCTGTATCAACTACAGATGAAGTTACAATACTCACAGATGTAGATGTCTCAAGGATAGCATTCAACGAGTATAATGATAGTGACGCTGTTTATGATCAAAAAGATGAAATTGATCCGCGTGTAGTTATCTCAGAAATAGCAACTGGTAAGACATTTAAGATAAGGCAAACGGTTGCTCCGGGGACGACATACGATGTAACAGATCCTTATAAGGTAAGAGCAATGACATTTGGAGATGTGATAACAAATTATTCTTCTTTATCTCAGATGTTGTATAAGGCTAATCTAAGAAGGGTAAAATTGAACTTGCCAGTTTATGAAGTGGCTGGATTAAAACATTATATACCTGTTTACTTTTCTCAATTTAAATCTTATTTTTACGTTAACAAAATTGAGAATTATGTTAATGGTCAACTTTGTACAGTCGAAATAATTAAATTATAATGGCAGACGAAACAAAAAAATATCTGGTTAATATTGAGAGCAATCTTAATAAGTACGCTAAAGACGCTGCTGACGCTAAAGAAAAGGTTAATCAACTCGACGCAGCTAATAAAGAATTAAAAAATAGCGGAAAGGCGACTGCTATTGAAATTGAGGCCAGTAATGCAGCACTTCGCAATGCTCAAAAAGAATATAAGCAGACACAAAGATCACTAGATACATTAACGAGTGCTACAAAAACAGGAGCCTCGGAAAGAGAAAAATTAAATGCGATAGTTACAATTGAGACAAATAAACTGAAATCTCTTGGTGATGGTTATACTAAAAACTCAAAGGGATTATTAACTATCAACCCTCAATATGTCGCTCAGAAAAAAGCTGTTGCAGATGCAAACAAAGCATTGATTGATTATGATTTAAGTATAAATAAAGGAGGGACAAATGTTGGAAGATATGCAGAATCACTAGGTGGATTAGCTGGCAAGTTTGCATCAATACCGGGTCCAGTAGGTGCTGCTGCTGGAGGAGTAAAAGCTTTATCATTGTCATTAAAAGCTCTATTAATTAATCCTTTAATTATAATTATTACATCATTAACTGCTGCATTAGCCGGTTTATTTAAGGCCTTTAAATCAACAGCTGAGGGGGCTGGTAAAATAAAAGATATAATGGCCTCATTTCATGCTGTATTAAATGTTTTGAGAGAGCGTGTTATTGGAGTTGTAGATTCATTTAGACATTTATTTAAGGGTGAATTTAAAGCGGCGGCTGAAGATATGAAAAACGCCTTTAGCGGGATAGCATCAGAAATAAAAAACGCGTCATCTGCCGCAGCAGAGTTATCTGAAATTCAAAGACAATTAACAAAAGAACTAGCTTTTCACGTTTCGGAAGAAGCTAATGAAAATAATAAAATACAGGAATATCTTTATCTAGCAAAAGATAAAACAAAAACAGATACAGCAAGGCTTGATTATTTGAAGCAAGCTATTAAATTAGGTAAAGAGCAGGCCGAAAAGGAAGTTGAATATTCACAACGTCAATTTGATATTGATGTAAGTAATGCAGCTTTAAAAGCTAATATAGACAAAGAATCACTAGCTAAATGGATAGCATTAGATGCTGAACAACAAAAGACAGCATTAGAAGGTTCTGAAAAATTGCAAAAGGCATATAATTTACTTGGAGGATCGGAAGCTATTAAACAATTAGAAGAATCATATGCTAAAATCATTAATGCAGATACTGCATTTTTTGAACACAATAAACGTACTGCAAGTCAGTTGTCTACACTCGAAAATGAGTTAACAGAAGAAAAACAAAAAAAAGCTGATGAAAGAACAAAAATGCTTCAACAGGAATCTAAAGATCAAATATCATTAAGATTAGCACTTGCAAAAGGTGATGCAGAAGCAACGAAAAAAGCTCTTAAATTTCAATATGATACCGAAATAGCAAACAGCGAATTAACAAATACGCAAAAAGAATTACTGCATGTTAATTATCTGAACGCTATTGCAGAACTCGATAAAGAAGCTGATGATAAATGGAAAAGTGATACTGCAAAGGCCAATGAAGATAAATTAGCTCTAGATCAGGAACTATATAATATACGTCTTGAAGATGCAGCAGGCAATATTGAACTTACTCAACAGATTGTTGATCAGGAATATGAGGCATTGAAAAAGTCTGATCGTTGGAAAAAGATGTCAGTTCTTGAACAGATAAAAATTGAACGAGAATATACAAAGACTAATAAGGTACTTTCTGAAAATAGAATTGATCAAAAATATAAAGAAGTAGAAGCCTTAGGAAATGCAGCCGGGGCAATAGCTCAGATATTAGGAGAAGAAACAGCAGCAGGAAAAGGATTTGCCGTTGCTCAGGCTCTTATTAATACCTTTTTATCAGCAGCAATGACAATGACCGATAAAACAATTCCTTCTACTTATCTGAGAATAGCAACAATGGTATCTGTAATTGCTACTGGATTGGCTAATGTTCAAAAAATATTATCTGTAAACACATCAGGCGGTGCTTCTGTTTCTTCTAGTGTTTCCTCAATCTCAACAACGGCTGCAAGAATAACGGCACCTACGGCTATCAGTGCAGGAACTAGCATTTTAAACCCATCAGGGCAGATATCACAACAAACTCAAAAAGCCGTTGAATCATCTCAGTTAACAGCTTCGGATATCGTTGATGCGGTTAAGGGAGTAAAAATAGTAACAACAATTGAGGATATTAATGCAAAAGCAAAAAGCACAAACAAAGTAACAAACAGAGCTAATATATGATTGTTTATAATTACATTTCAGAAAATATTAATAGTATAAAAGCAGAAATAAAAATGGGACTTATACCGGCCTCAATATTAAGACATTGGCAAATGTATTCACGATATGATTATTATAGGAGACTTGGCAACAATATTTCTATTTCAATTTCATTAGCTGCTAATGATTGCGGTATATCTTCCGAAAGTTGGGCGTATCAAATTAAAAATAAAATGGAAAATGAAGTGCCTGATCGTAAACTATAATAGATTGACATTGCCTGTTAAGATGGCAAATTGGTTATCTGAAAGAGGTATTGAGCCGATTATCATTGATAATAACTCTAATTATCCATTACTTATAGAATATTATGCAAGCGTTTGCCCTTATCATGTTGTTCACATGGATAATAATTACGGGCATAGGGTTGTTTGGGAACAGGATATTTTAAATAAACTTGGTATAAATGATCAGTATTTGCTTACTGATCCCGACCTGGATTTAACCGGTGTGCCTGATGATTTTCTGGAAGTGATGCAGGAAGGATTAAAAAGATATACAAGGTTTGATAAATGCGCCCTGTCTCTTGAAATAAATGATTTGCCTGACTCTAATGAAGGTAGTTTTATTAGGAAACACGAGGCAATATATTGGCAAAAGCCATTGGATAATAGATATTTCAAGGCCGATACAGATACAACATTTGCATTGTATAGAAAAGGAGTAAATCGTTATTCGTATTCAGCTATAAGGACAAATAGG